AGTCTGCCATAATGCTGACACAGAAAGCATTAATGGACTCCCAATCGTGATTTGTGAAAAAACTCGCCACCCAACAGTAACAGCAATACCGTCTTCATTATTGAAGGCCGGATTACTGTGAGTGAACAAAAAACATTAAATATAGATTATAAAGCTGAACATACACCAGCAAGATTCCATGGAGCAGATGATTTTGTTCGTGGAATAATGGGGCCTGTTGGATCTGGTAAATCGGTAGCTTGCTGCATAGAACTTGTTTGGAGAGGAATGCAGCAAGAACCCGGATTTGATGGCGTAAGGCGATTTCGTGCTGCAGCAATTCGTAACTCATATCCAGAATTAAAAACAACAACAATAAAAACATGGCAAGACTGGTTTCCAGATTCTATATGCAGAATGAATTGGGGATCTCCAATAACAGGCACAATTAGGTGCGCCGCCCCACCAACAGAAAAATTCCCAGAAGGAACGACTTTAGAGTTTGAAATATGGTTTCTTGCCCTTGATCGCCCAAAAGATGTAAAAAAACTCCTGTCTATGGAATTAACGATGGCATGGATAAATGAGGCAAGAGAATTACCAAGAATCATTCTTGATGGTGTAACAATGCGTGTTGGTCGATATCCAGCCAAGCGTCAGGGAAACTTAACTTTTACCGGTGTTATTCTTGATACAAATCCACCTGACGATGATCACTGGTGGTATACGCTCGCCGAGATTGAAAAACCAGAAGGATTTAAGTTTTGGAGGCAGCCCGGCGCATTAGTAAAAACATCTGATGAAGCAGGACAAACAACATATATACCAAATCCTGATGCAGAGAACGTAGATAACCAGCCTCTTGGTTTTAAATATTGGACTCAAATGGTTCATGGTAAATCGCAAGAATGGATTAAATCCTATGTTTTAGGCCAATATGCAACCGTATATGATGGAAAGCCAATATATAATGAATATAACGATAGCATTCATTGCTCAGATGTTGAACTTGAGATTATGTGGGGACTTACGCTATATATTGGTTTTGATTTTGGATTAACCCCAGCTGCAGCATTATTTCAAATATCCCCATCAGGGCAAATAAGAGTCCTTGATGAGGTTGTTGCAGAAGATATGGGTGTTCGACGATTTATTCGTGACGCATTACGCCCAAAATTAAATAATGAGTATGGTGGCTTAACATTAAGGCTTTGGGGTGATCCAGCAGGAAGCCAAAGAGCACAAAGTACAGAAACAACATGCCTTGAAATACTTGATGAAGAAGGTTTGCCAACAGAGCCAGCCTCAACACAGGATCCAGTAAAGCGTAGGGAGGCGGTTGCTGAACACTTGTTAAAAAATGACATAGATGGAAAACCCGGTTTTATCCTCTCTCCAAAGTGCAAATATTTACGAAAAGGGTTTAATGGTGCCTTTATGTATGAGAGGGTTCAGGTTGTTGGCGAAGAAAGATATAAGGATCAGCCAAAGAAAAACATATTTTCTCATGTTCATGAGGCACTTCAATATGGTGTTTTAATGATAAGTGAGGGATTAAAAGTTAAAAAAGTATCCGCGCGACCGGTTAAGCGCCGTAATTCTAGTGGTTGGGCAGCATAAATCTGCTACTATACAAAGTAATAATATCATCATAGAATAAGTTAATGAGAAAACATGGAATGGAAGTTAAAGTATTAGCTGCGTCTGTTGGCTTAATCATATCTATATCGGCAGCAACAGCTGGCGCAATGAATTATTTTGCAACAGAAGAGTATGTTGATACGCGAATTGCAATGACATTCCAACAGTTAATTGATTACCGTATTCAAAATTTAAGAGAGCAGTTAAATCAAATAAACATGAGAAGTATTTCTGAAAAGCCGTGGCCCGGCGACAAAGAAGAAAAAGAGAGAATAAACCGAGAGCTTGACCGACTTTATAAGCAACAGCAAAAAAGCGGTTAATTGAGGAGAGAAAAATGAATATTGAACTTGTTCATGCAAAATTGAATCGTGGTGTTGATATGGCGGGTGATACTGCATATATGATAGATTTTGTTTTTGGTAGCCCCTTTACTAATAGTGAAGGAAAACATATCGGTAAGGCTAAAGCGATCCATATGTCGTTTAAAGAAGGTATGCCTCCAGAAGACTTTGTTTCTGGATTGCTTGCTTTAGCTGACCATATTCAAAAAACAATTATTGGTTCTGGCGATTTCGATGAAAAACCTGACTTGAAAGTAGTTGAAAATAATTCTGGGTGATACTTATGGCTAGTTACGGCTTACTCGTTGTAAAAAACAACAGCGAAATTGAAAAAGAAAAAAAAGACAATGAAGCCGGAAATTGGTCTCAGGAATCGTATGAGTCACAATTATCCCAACACATACAAAAAGCATGGGAAATGAATCGTTGGGCAAAAGAGCATGCAGAAGAAGAAATGCTTACATGCTTGCGCCAGCGAAATGGTGAGTACGATCCTCAAACATTAAGACAGATCCGAGACCAAGGTGGATCTGAAATATACATGATGCTAAGTGCCACAAAAATTCGCGCAGCAGTATCATGGATAAGAGATATTCTTATGCCTGTTGGAGACCGTCCATGGGGATTATCACCAACACCAATACCAGAACTCCCTCCTTTCGCAATGAACTCAATCGCACAACGTATTCAACAAACATTACCTCAGTTACCCCCAGAAATTGGTTATGATCGCTACATTGAAGGTAGGGCCGGAATGATGCGTGATGAAGTGATGCGTGCAATGCGTGCAGCAGCAAAAGAAGCCTCTAAAAAGATGGAGTTAAAAATAAGCGACCAACTTTCAGAAGGTGGATGGGATAAATCTTTAGGTGAGTTTATTGAAGATTTCTGTACTTTCCCTGCAGGAATAATGAAAGCGCCAATTGTTCACAAGAAAAAGAATTTGAAATGGGGGCCAGAAGGTCAGCCTATTGTTTCTGATGATGTTGGGTTGAAATACACAAGAGTATCTCCTTTTGATATTTACCCCTCACCAGACGCCTCTGACATTAATGATGGTGATTTGATTGAGCGTATTCGTTATGACCGCCGCAGCCTGTACAACATGATTGGTTTGCCGGGTTATAACGGTGAAGCAATACGTGAAGTCCTTGAAAGCTATGGTCGCGGTGGGCTTAGAGATTGGTTGTGGCGTGATTATGAGCGTGCAACACTAGAAGGCAAGGACAAATTTTGGATGCGACAAGATCAGCGTTCAATTGATGGATTACATTATTGGGGGTCTGCTCAAGGACTATGGCTACTTGAGTGGGGCATTAACCCAAAAGAGATTGATGATCCAATGGCAGAATATGAAATTGAGGCAATCAAGATAGGTCGTCACATTATTCGTGCAGTAATTAATAAAGACCCTCTACAGCGTCGCCCATATCACAAAGCCTCTTTCCAAACGACACCGGGTTCATTCTGGGGTATTGCTTTACCAAAGCTAATGAGAGATCACCAAAGGATGTGTAATGCAACCGCGCGAGCATTGGCAAATAATCTTGGTATTGCATCTGGCCCAATTGTAGAGGTTGAAGTTGATCGCCTCGCTGATGGTGAGACGGTTGAACAAATTTACCCATGGAAGATATATCAAGTAAAAGCAGATAAAACGGGCCGTGGTAGGGAGGCAATACGCTTCTTCCAGCCACGATCTAATGCAAACGAATTATTAGCTGTGTACGAAAAATTTGAACTTCGTGCAGATGATGCAACAAGCATACCAAGATATGCGTCCGGCAATGAAAAAGTCAGTGGAGCAGGTTCTACTGCCTCCGGCCTATCAATGCTTATGAATAATGCCTCAAAAGGCATAAAAATGGCAATATCAAGCATAGATTCTGGTGTAGTAGGCCCAACGATAGAACAAACATTTACTTATAACATGCTGTATGACCAAGACATGTCAATTAAAGGTGACGTTAATGTTATTGCACGTGGCGCAACAGCATTACTAACTCGCGAACAAACTCAAATGCGCCGAGCAGAGTTCCTTAATATGACTAATAATGAAGTTGATATGTCTATTATGGGTGTTGAAGGTCGCTTAGAGGTTCTTCGTTCAGCAGTGGATTTACTTGATCTTGAGTCAGAAAACATCATCCCAACAAAAGAAGATTTCCAAGCTCGACAGTTAGAGAAACAAAAACAACAGCCACCACAAGATCCTAAGCTTATCGAGATACAGCAAAAAGGTCAGATTGAGAAAGAAAAGCAAAAAATGGAAATGGATCAGTTTAATAAGAAATTAGAAGCTGATAGCCAGATGACACGAGAAAAAATGGATCTTGAGATTGATAAGCTCCAGCGAAAGCTTGATATGGAATATGAGATTAAAGTTAAATTAATGGAAGAAGAGTCAGCACAGAAAGACCTAGATCGTGAGTTAGATCGTGAAAAAGAAGCTGCAGTTAAAGATGCAGATATTGAGCGCATTAAAGAGTCTGTTCGCCTTGAGCGGGAAGCAAAAAATGAGTCTGATGAGAGTAAGGATAATGAAAAAAGCGAGGAACCAATATCACCAATTATCAATGTTAATATTGATAATAAATCAGGTAATATTGTAAAATCAATCGACTTCAAACGTGGCAACGATAAAATGTTAATGGGTGCCACCGTAACTGAAACAGAGGAATAGATTATGTTATTAGGAAACTTACTGGCTGACGGACAAACAGGTTGGCTTCATATTGCAAACGAGGATCTACAGACATCAAAATTGTTTGTTGGTGCCGGTAATTTTGGGGGTGGAACTCTAACTCTTCAAATATCAATGAATGATAATAAGTCTGATATTGTTGGTATTCCAACAACAAATTTAACCGCAGATGGCGCAATAGTTATTGCCGGACTTAGTGGCGCAAAGTGGGCTAGAGCATTATTAGCTGGTTCAGCTGGGCCAAACGTAAACGCATACCTTGGATTAGGTTAAGGAGTAAGTCATGCCATTAATTACAAATCGTTCTGGTCTAAATCAAGGATCAATACTTTCCGTAGCAGGAGCAGTATTTGCCGCTGGTACTGGCGCAGATATTCGCATACATACCGGTGCAGCAAACAATTTACCAGCGCTTGCAGTAAATGAATATTTTGAAGTGCGTGATCACTCAAGCTCTGTTAATAATGGGCTTTATCAGGTTGTCACTGTAAACACATCAACCGATGATTATGAGTGCAACAAGATAACCGCAGGAACAGCTGCAACCGCAGTATCAGAGACAATTACAACTCTTGGTGCTACGGGAGCAACAACCGAGAAGTCTGTACATTTAGATGCTGCAACCAGCTTATGGTATTTAATTGAACAGGGAAATATGGATGCAAATGGCGTCAATGGTGATGCTGTTTATTCATTCTTTATGCAGGAATGGAAAGATGACCAGTACATCATGGCCAATATGGATTTTCCGATAAACGCGATTGATAAAGACGCGGGTAAGTACATCTGTGGTCAGGATTCATCAGGTAACTCAAACGGCATTGTTCCAGCAGACTTATTAGCCGCTTCACCAGCTATTCGTACTCGACGCTTATTGCGAAACATGGGTTGGAATGAGGTAAATTCTACTGGTGTTATAAACTCACGTTATTTCTGTGCGGTTACACTGGGCACATTTGAAGATCCAATCAATGATAATCCGTTTGGCCAATTTGGTACGGATACTGCGGTCGATGATACCTTTAACTTTATATTTAATGGGCCAGCGAATGAAGCGATACAATTCCATTCTTTAATCGGCACGCTTTCAGGCGACACACCTTCCTTTGCTTCAACAACAACCATTACTAGAGGCACTGGCTCATTTATAACAGATGGGTTTAAAGTCGGCGGCCAGATTGATATTACTAACTCAACATCAAACGATGGGACATACGAGTTAAGCGCGGTATCCGCACTAAGTATGACCATAACAACAACGTGGACAGCCGAAGCATGGGGAACGTCTGAGGTTGCTGTTAATAATGATAATAACTTCCGTATAGGTATCCGTGTTCGTGATGGAGACGTTAATGGTAAAACATTTGGCGAGTCAAACTTAGCTGGTGCAGGTAAAACCGCATTAGGTAACTTCGTATTCAGCTTCCCGCTTGCAAATGCAACCGATACAAAAATATCTGCAACCGATGTAACGATTACAGGTAGCGCACCTTATACCGGTATGAGTATTACGTTTTATGGTACGCCACAGTCAAAAAGTGGTTTGGTTGGCGGCCCTTATAATTTTGGTATTGTTGTTACAGGCAATAACGGAACAAATATCGAAGTATTTGAATTTATTCAGTGGTCATTACGACAATTAACCGACATTGATGCTGGGGCAGGTACGGCAATCGGTCGCTCTATTGGTTTGCTGGCTCGCTTTAACGGTTCAACCGGTGAGTTTGGCTCAGGTGATGGCGGATTAAACTTCCCTATCAATCCTCAAGGTGGCGGCTCTGGTGTATTTATTGACGGCCTTAATGCTGGATCTGATAACTCAACACAGTTTTTTGAAAATGGCGGAACACTGGTTAAAAAACCAGAGTCTATTGCAGTAACTTTAGATGGTAACTCAATTATTATCGGTGACTCTGTTTCAGAATATAATCTATATTTTGATTACACAATTCAAACAACGGTATCTGATTTAGTTCTCACCGCTGCAACAAACAAAATTACATCGGCAGGGGCGGGTTTACCAGCAAACTCAGAAATAGTGGTTGGTAAATATGTGCGCCTAGCTGGAATGGCAACATCATCAATGGACGGCGTGTATCAGATTACCGTTATAAACACAGCTGGATCAGATTGGACGGTAGAGCGTTATGATAATGCCACTTTGGTTGATTCAGTCTCAGCATCAGTTACAGTAGACCAAAATTGCGTTAATACACCGGATGCTTTATTGGTTCACACTAATGTAAATACCTCGGTTGCGAGTGACGTTTCATTCACAGCTACCGACACTATCACAAGTGCCGGCTCTCTATTTGGTATTTTCTCTGTTGGTGATAGGATTGAAGTCGAAAGCTCAACTTCTGGGCTTAATGATGGTTACTGGAAAGTTCTTACAGCAAGCGCAACAACGCTAACAGTTGCGCCAGAGCGGTCAGCTCCATCAGCAATTACAACACAAGCTACCGGCCCAACTGTGACTATTACTAATCTATTCTCAGGTGATTTTACAGCAGATATAGTAGCAAACTTTGCGTTTGACGATAATGTTCAAGGTGGACGCACAGTATCAACAACAACCTATGTGAAGGCAAAAGCGATTGGTTTAACTGCGGCACAGTATATT